TTTGCTGTATGTTGCCATGTTGCCTTCCTACGCGAAAAGTGATGCCGCTAATACTAATTGGTCGCTGTCATTGACGATGCCGTATTTCTGCCATGAACTAGACGAATAGTAATAGAGCGTGTCATCGGCATCAATGTACGCAAACATTCCTTCCGCAAGGGTCGGTTCACCTGCGCCACCAAAAGCGTTATCGCGTGCCGTTGTGGTGGCGAACCGCATAATCACTTGGTCTTGCAGATATGTATTGACTTCCGATGCCAGCAACACATCGCCACTTGCAAAAAGTTTTACACCTGCACCAGCCACTTGCTACACCTGCCTTTGTGTTATCGGGTTGCAATCATAGCAATTATGAAAGCGCATTATCCGCATCCATTATCCCGAACACGGCATCATCCAAAATCAACGGATAGATAATGTAGGCATCCGACATGGCGACTTCCAGCCTGTGAACATTCGGGGTGATGACCCTGTTCAATCGCTCAACCGTCTGATATTTCACCACCTGCGCAGGCGAACCCGTCTGATAATTCCGTTCCACCGTCACCGTATCCCCAAGTTCCAACTGATTACAGGTGGTGCGCGTACCTGACGCGAACGAAGAAACCAGAAGCGACATACCTTCAAACCTGAATGCTGGTTCGGAATACAAATCCAACAATTCATCCGCCAAATCCTGTGCGGCAGTATCATCCGACAACAACAACCCCGACAAATTCAAGGTACTAATCCCGTATTCGGTTTGACTACCCGCATCATTCGCCACCTGTGGCGTGCCACCTTCGCGGGTGGCAAGAACTTTGTTATACAAAAATTCTTGACCATACAAAACTGAAAGCGTTTGGTATTTGATTTCAGTTCCTTCACTATCAGAAAACGCGGCAACCACAGAAGCAAACGCCTTCGTCACCCTGTCCGTGAAGGTAAGTTTCCCGTCACGGGCAACGAAGAAATATCCTTGTTCACTTTCGGCAATCGCCTGCGCATATTGCAAAGCATTCGTGTTGGCATCAATTTGATACGCACCCAAAGTTGCAGTACCCGTATCAATATCAGTAGTACCCGTGTAACCAATCTCAGGCAATTGCAACAAGTAATCCAGCCGCGCCCCCGAAAGTTCCTGTGTCGGTGTCCTATCTTCTGTCGTTGCAGTATTGGCGAGCAACACGAAATCATCCGCCGCGTTGATTGTCACCGTTGAAAGGTCGGTGCTTTTCCCTGTCGCATAAGACAAATCAATATCTGTGATGCGCCCAACGAACACCGTTTCATTTCCTAGTTTCACAGTCACCTTGCGTCGCGGTGTCACACCAGATTGACCTAGCGTGGCATCCCAATACGGTGAACTTTCGTTCGTTGGGTCAAACCTTCTATCATTGTTCACCATCGTTATTGAACAACTGCCCGCAGAAAAGTTCGCTAGTTGGTCTTGCCTTCCGCGTGTTATCCGAATGTCCTGCACGAACGATGCAACATCATCACCCAACAAAGTTCCATCCAAAAAATCTTCATCCAGCACACCATCGGTTGCACTATTCAGGGTGAAGATATCAACAGGGAAACCAAGTTCCATCAGAACGGTGAGCGTTTCACCCCACGCAGTAACAGTTGCCATGATTAGACAAAAGCCGAATACTCTGAAACGATTGGCACATAACCATTTGCACGCTCATAGCCCTTCAACACATCAATAATCTGACGCGCAACAGCATCACCATCAGTTCCCATCCCCGCATTGACCTGAACATTTACGGTGGTGTTATCCGCACCATTTCCCTGTGTCTGATTGAGAATGTCCAACGCAGGATTATCCGTTGCGATACCTGCCAACTGTGCAGTACCTTTCCTAACAATGTTTGCAGGGGTCTGCGCTTTTACTTTATTCAATTCTTCTATCGCCGCCGCCAACGAAAGCGTCGCATTTGCTTCCGCCAAAATCGCATCAGCCACACGCCGCCGCGCTTCTTCTTCATCATCTTTGGCATCCGTCAATTCCTTCAAAGCATCCTTATAGGCATCCGTTTCTTCCGTCGCACCATTCAACACTTGGTTCAGAATTGTTTGCGCGAACAACTGTTCCTTCGTCGCATCCTGCACCGCTTCTGTTGCATCCACCACGCCCATTTTCGCCTGTTGCAAATCGCGCTCAGCCGCCGCAATTTCTTCCGCAGAAGCCTTACGGTTCACTTCTTTCGCAAGCGTCGCTTCCGCTTCTTGCACCTGTCGCACGCTGTCCTTGACAGCCAACTTTGCTTGCGCCAAATCTATTTCGGCACGCCTAATTTCCATTGCTGATGCTTCGGGATTGGCACGCAATTCTGCAAGTTTCTGTTCGGCTTCCGTGACCGCAAAGTTGGCTTCTTCCACACCATACTTTGAGCGTTCCAAACTGCGTTCCGCATCAGCAACACTTTCGGGGTCAGCCGTAATGGAACGCAAACGGACAAGTTCTTTTTCGGCTTTCTGTTGATTGAGCGTCGCATCCTGCAATCGGATGTTCGCATCACGCAAACGCTTCTGCGCATCGCTATATCGCTCAGTTGCCGCAACCGCTTCCTTGCTGTCCTTCGGAAAACCGCGAACAACCTTGTTGAAATAATCCTGTGCTTTTGCGGTGTTGGCAACAGCCACATCCAAAGCCTTGTTAGCACCGATGCGGTTGCGTTGCGCATCGGTCAATGAGCGTTGCGCATCATAATTGGTGCGCAAAGCCGAAGTAAAAGTTTCCAACTTTTCTTTCGCGGTCTGAACCGCCGAAGCACCTGAACGGGTTGATTGGAACGCGGCATTTGCCTTTGTATTCCATTCTTCCAATGCGCCTGCCGAAGCCTGACGCGCTTTGAATTCGCGTTGTGTCTGACTTTCCAACCGCGCCAACGCACCCGTCAAAGGAATAACGCGGGGCGTGTTTGCGATAGCCCCATTTAGCGCATCTTGCGCACCCTTAGCCGTGCGCAACTGCGCTTCATATCGGGCAATCGCATCCTTCAAATCCGTATAGGCGCGGCTTGTTGGGTCGGTAATCAACAACTGTGCCTTCATCGCATCCACGATTGACTGCGCGTAGGCAGGCGAAGTATCAGCAAAACCCTTGAAGGTTTTATCCATCACTTCAATATCAAGAACAATATCGTTGGCAATAAGTTGAAAATCTTTTCCGAATGTCGCAAAGGTAACAACATCTTTGAATGCACCTAGCGGGTCAAACTTCTGCAATTCGGCTTGCGCAGTATTGATAAATTGTTTCAATACTTCTTCCGAAGTTCCCGTGCCTTTATTGAATTCATTTAGCGCGTTACCTGTTTTCTTGAATGCGGTTTCGGCGCGACCCGTCGCACCTGTCAAATTGTTGATTAGCGGCGCAACCGTTTGCGCAATCATCAAGCCACCAAGCGCAGTACCGAAACCAATAGCCGCAGTACCAGCCGCTTTGAATGCAACGCTATTCGCAAGCGTTTCAATCTTCATCAGTTTTTGATAGGTGGTGTGAACCCTTATGACCGTAGAAGCCACGACGATTGCGGCAGAAAACGCCGCGATTGCACCAACGATAACAAGAAACGCGGTTTGATTTTCGCTAATCGTGTTCGCCAAAGACGAAAACACAGGAACAAGTGTTTCAACAATTGGAAGCAAAGCCGTGCCAATACTTTCCTGCAAATCAGACATTTGATTTTGTAACTGTTTCATCTTGCCTGCGGCAGTATCCGTAGCCGCCGCAGTCGCACCGCCGAATGTGTTGGTTAGTTCTTGGAAGATTGCATCAAGTGATTGACCTTCCTTGATGTTGTCATTCAACGCAGGGGAAAGAGCCTTCAATGATTTGAAATTATCGTTGTACGATTTACTGAGCGCATCCGCAACCTGCACAAGTGGGATGCCCGTGCCTGTCGCAATATCCATCGCCAACTGCAAATCCTGTTGCGAGCGTGCCAAATCACCAGACCCCTGAACCAGCGAAGCCAACGCGGGTCGCATTTCACTATCGCTGAAAATCGTCGTTTTCTGCAAAGATGCAAGGAACTTTTCATTCGCATCAATCGTTCCCTGCGATGCACCCGTAACCGTTCGCAGGGTAGATGCAAGCACCGTCATTTCCTGTTGTTCTTGCATCGCCGCCTGCGTCGCTTTGACAGCCGCAAATCCCAAACCAGCCAATGCCGCCGCCGCAGGCAACGCCGCCTTCTGAATGGCGAACTGTGCGCGTTCACCTGTCGTTTGTAGTTTGTTGAATTCTTTTAGTGCCTTCTCAATACCGCGACCATCAAAGCCAGAAACAATGTTGATACCTAACGCCATATCAATACCCGCTTACAATCCGTGCCACAACAATCGTATTCAAATCATCAATCGCTTTATTGATTGCATCTTCAATCTGCGGCAAACCGCGCTTCGTCGCACCATACATAACACGCGAACGGAAACCACCACCCTGCGATTTTGTTGCACGATGCTTGTCCAAATTCACCACCATCTGCGCACGCGGCGATTGCGAACCAGCACCATCAAACACCTGACCACCCGCATCCATTTGTTGCAGACGCAGAATGCCTACATTCTTTCCAACAAACCTGTTGCCTGTATAGACGATGGGCTTCACGCCACGCGCCGCGAAAGAAGGATTGTACGGTGGCATCCGTGATTTGCCGCGTCGCTCGCCTTCAAAATGCCATCTTTGCAACGGTGAAACCATAGGGAAAGACCGCCCGACTTCCGCCGCCAAAGGCTGAGCAATCCCCTTCAATTCATCAGCGACCTTCTTATAAAGTTCCTTGTCATACTTCCGCAGTTCGGCAAGCGTTTCCTTCACGCCCGTCACATCTATTTTCACATCATGCTGAAACGCACCGCGTTCAGATGGATTGAAATTTTCTGCCATAGTACGCCAATCGTACTACCTTCGTTGCCGTTGCTTTTCGGCACGATGCTTCAAATAATCAAACATCGCATCAATCATCAAATCGCCAGCATCAATCAAGTGCTGTGGTGCAATTCCTGTTTCGCAAGCAAGCGCGGCAATCTGCCAATGGGCAGAATTCCTATCGCTTACTTGCTGTCCAAAGGGGCAGTACCTTCGCTATCGTTCCGCACTTCCACGCTTTTCACGGTTGAAACCCAATCGGGGTCAAACTTCAAAGCCGTTTTTCCAAGACGCTTTTCCGCGTGCCAAGCCAACCAAGCCAAATCGGTTAGTTGCATATCGGCATCAAGACGCACGACGCTACGCTTGCGTTCTTTTTCAAACGCGATGAAGTCAGCAAAGACAGCATCCACATCTGCGGATTGACCATTGATGAATGAAACACGCAAATCAATTTGCATTGAAAGCCCCTTCGTTAGTTGTTATAAATCAACTAGTTGATTTCGTCAAAGTGCCGCCCGTGAAGGTCAGCGTAATTGGCGAAGTCGCCCCAACATCCGTCGCATTGATTGGTGAATGCGAAGCCAAGAACGCATCAACTATTGAATACCCTGGATTTGTTGCGCTGGTCGCTTCACCTTTGATTGGCTTCAACGAAATGCTCGTAGTAGTTCCAACCAACGGGAAGATTGTTGCTTCCACTTC